AATCATATTGTTTTCTACAAAACAATTCATATTGGTCTTGTTGAATCTTTTTAAATTCTGATGTCATTTCAGGATAAGTTTTTTCCATATACCCAACGACATCATTATCTCCGTTAGCATTTCCATATGCTACATCTACTGGCATACCTTTCGGTGTGTCTTTAATCGCCATCATTTACTCCATATTTTTTTTAGTTGTTTCTCATCTACACCATACTTTGATATAATTGAATATACAACATCTTTACCCATAATGTCAAGTGTTTTTTCAATATTTGTGGAACTTTCTTCAAAGTGTTGACATAATATATCCATAGCCCACTTTTCTATCTTGGATTTCTTTTTAGACTTGGTGTATTTTAAAAAGGTTCTACCCTTTGGTATCACATCTGTGTAGAATTGATAAACTGATTTAGGTTTTAATTCCCAATATTGTTGTATTTCATTCACTACTTCTATCCACTCTGGTTTCATTGATAGAAATCTATGCACCATATATGGTGAAAATGTCTTCTTATCGGCGTCTGTAATGTTGTCCCAATAATGTTGGTTCTGAACATTAGTAATCTGCTTTATGTGGTCAAATAGTGTTTTTGTTTTCATTGTGAATAACCTTTAGATATAAATAAATAGTTAGTATAAAACTGAAAATGTATTTTTTTAATACTGATTTGTTAATTCAGTTCTTTTATAATTGACCGAGTGTTTTTTATAGTCCATACTATCTAAATAAAATTCTTTTACTTTTTCTGATTTACCATTACCTTTTAAGATTATCGTATCCTTATCGGTAATCTCCATATTCTCGGTTAAGAAACTATCATTTTTATCAATTAACAAACTAAAATCGTATGATAACTCACCAGAATTTAGCTCAAAACTTAACTTAAATACTGAACCATCACAATTGTATCCCATAAAGTTATCTCTGTAATTAAATTTAAACTCGTAGTCATCTGAAACATTATGAACCACCCAAGAGAAACTTTTCAAGACTTGTATTATTTCTTGTTTAATTATGTCATCAAAGTTATCTTTATCTTCACAATGTAAAAAATCAGATATGAAAAAATCTTGTGTGTATTTAGTTTTAGGTTTTATTTCTTTCTTCTTTATATCACCCGTTGATTCATAATATCTATTTGCCCTATTACTAACTGGTATGTTTAAACTATGTGCAAATAAATTTATAAAAAATCCCCTTAAATGTCTAACTACCAATGTATTTTTATAATCTATTGAAACCCAAGAATTAAACATTTCCTTATCTCTCATAATTTCAAAATCATCCATATAAACATCTAAAGGTGTATCTGGTAATATATCTGTGGATAACATTAGGTTGAGTGTTCCCTTTCTCCCAAAGTATTTAGCATTATCAAAGATAAACTTTACTTGTAGTAAAAAGTCCATATAGTTTTCTTTAGGATAACCTGGTATCCAATTAGCATAAAATCCTGCATTTGATTCGTATGCTGATTTTAAGAAATGACTAACATCATCTGAAGTTTGATTTTTTTCCATCAATGCCAGTATCTTATTGACTCCATTCTCTGTTCCAGCGTTCATAAGTTGTAGTCCGTGTTTAACTGCTCTTGTCAATAAGTCTGTATCTAATTTTTTATGTGTTCTAAAATATGATGTCCACTTAAAATATAAATCTTCTTCCTCAAGCTTTTCTATGAATTTTTCAAACTTTTTCATAGAACCATTTATTAATGAGTCTGTGAACCAAAATGAATCGATTTCATATTTTTCAGATTGTTCTTTCATCTCTGTTACAATTTTATCAAAACTTTTGTATCGATACAATCTTGTCTCTTGACAAAATGTGCATTTGAAAGTGCAACCTCTTGATGATTGTATTGGTAGTGTTCTTGGGATTTCTGCATAATCACATAACTCAAAATAACTTTCCATTACTTCGTTGTCCCAACTTGGTGCTTTTAAAGTATCTAATATCATTGCTCTAACTCTACCATTGAACACTGGCGTTCTACCACTACGACCTTTTGGTAAAACTGTAGGAAAACTTGGTGTAATTTTATTCCAACGCCAGATACCAGCGATATTTTCGTAGTGTCGTTGTTCGTAATACTTGTTAACTAAATCTTTTATGATTGACTCACCCTCATTTTCACTACAAGCCATATCTACGAACTCTCTATACATTCCGTCCTCTTCTAATCCACCTGATTTACAATACCAAGAGAAAGGTCCACCATACCAAATCTGAGTATTTTTATTTATTTGTTTTATATATCTGGCTATATAATCTGTGGTTACAATATTAGATGTGTATACTGTAAACACAACCACATCATATGTTGCTAACTCTTCAATGTAATCTTGCCAATAGTCTTTAAAATAAGGTATAACTTCATTTGCCAGATGTTCTCTTTCACTCCAAGGTCTTTCATTATCCCAATCCATCAAATCTGTAAATTTATGACCTAAGTTATATTTTACTTTACCTTTTTTTGACCTCTCCCAAGCATAAGAACCACCATTTTTTATGTAATACAATGATGAACCTACATTTAAGTCAAATTGTTTTACTTCTACATTTGGATTATCTATATTTGATTTTAAACTACCCAATGCAAATGATGGAGTCATATCAGACCACTGTGGACAAATTACTAATGCTAATTTCATACGAATACTTTTTTGTGTAAAAAATCTTTAATGTTCTCATAATATAGTATTCTATGATTAGGGTGTTTCTCAACCAAGTCCAACATTTTTCTATTGGACTCAATCAACTCTCCTTTATCAAGTTCTATACCCACAAGTTTTTTATAAGATTTAATTTGTGAATCTACATCTTTTCTAAGTATTAAAAATACCATATCGGCGTAGTTTAAGATATCTACTAAGTAATCTTTACTATTTTCATAATCACACTTCATACTTTTTAATTCAGATTTAGACATAAAGTATTCAAATCCCATAGAATCTATAATATTTTTATGTTGTTTAAATTTTGGTTCGTTCCAAAACTCTTGACCTGTAATTTGCTCTAAGGTTTTTTTGAAATTTGTTGAACCAACTCTAAAATGTGATAATATAACAATTTTTGGGGAAAGATTAAATCCATTAGACATTATTTAAAAGTATTACCTTCCATCCAAGTAATAACTGAATATCTAATACCCTCTGTGATAGGTGTAACTCTATGTGATAAAAATGATGGAAATATTAACAAACAACCTTTAGTTTTGTTTCCTTTAATCAAGCCACTGCCCTCTTTATCAGTAATACCAAATTCAAAATCACCACCTTTATAGTCTTTTTCATTTGATAATTGTATGATAGCGGTCAACTTTCTCATTGAACATTCATTTCTACCAATGTCTGTATGCCAGTTGTAAGTTCCACCAATACCATACTTTAGAAATCTAAGAGTATCTATACTCTCTATATCATAATTAAAATATTGTGTGTTGGCTATTTTGATTGCAGTATTTACTTTATTAAATAAGTTTTCATCAATAAAATTTACATTTAGTGTTTGTCTAACATTTTTGTTAATAACTTCATCTTCATAATTTCCTGCGAGAGTTCCGTCTGTCAATTCTTCTGTGTCAAGTTTTTTAATCCACTCATCACACTCTGAATCACTTAGAAAATTATCTCTATACACGACAAATTCAAATTTATCATTTTGTATCATTTAAAGTGGTCTCCTATGAATAACTCTTGTATCACATATCGTTTTCCTTTTGTAACTGGTGTTACCCTATGAGATATAAATGATGGAAATATAGTCAATGAACCTTTTAGTTTATTCATCTTAAACCAATCACCTGTTTTTTCATCTGTGAATCCAAACTGAACCTCACCACCCTCAAATTCATTGGGGTCTGTTAGTTGTAGAATTGCTACAAGTTTTCTAAGTGAACAAGTTCCTGGGTTAAAATCAGCGTGCCAAGTGTAATGACCACCTTTTTCATACTCAATCATTTTTAGTTCACCATCAGTATCCTTTACATCAAAATGATAAACTTTATCGTTAACCATATTTGCTACTATTGAAATTTTATCCTGTAACCATTTCCAATCCTTATTTGGATAATCTGGTCTAAATTCATTATCTACTTGTGGTAGTAAATAATACTCTGTTGTTTTTCTTATATTAGGTATGATTTGATTTTCCAATGGTTTACCTTGCTCATCAACATCACCAACACAACCTGTTGTACCTTGTTCTGATGTTTTTATAGTTTCTACCAATTCATCACATTTTTCGTGTGATAAAAATGTCGGTATTTGTATTGACCATTGAAAGTCGTTATTTTTTTTATATTGTTTCTGATTCATCTGATACTAAAACCTTATTTGCGAAGTAATTAACACCATTGT